GGGCGCACCTATTTCATCAACGACCGCGAGACGACGACGTTCCGGGCCTTCATCGCTGGACTGGCAAAACGGCAAGGACTGTCCGTTGACGGCATACGGTCAGTGCCTTATCCGCTGGCGTTCACTTTCGGGCGATTGATGGAGATTGGTGCGGCGATCAGGCGATCGAGAGAAGACCCGCCACTCACTCGCACGATGGTTCGAATGATCGGGCGCAAATTCACTACCGATGATTCCGCCGCCCGGCGCGAACTGGGCTACGTCGGAAAGGTTTCCAGGGTCGAGGGGCTGGCGACATACGGTGCCCACGTCGCCGGATGATTTTCTTCGGGCCCATCGAAATACGCCGAGGCTTGCCGCCATTGCGGCAAGCGCGCGTGGGACGCGAGCCGCCGGGGCCAGGTCGCAAATGTCTTCCTTGCGATTGTTCTGGGCACGTCACATGGACAAGCCCGAGAATGAACCGCCCCGGCTTCTCCAGAGGATTCCTCCTGAGCAGCGGCGACATCAGCAGTGGCTGGGGGCACGACAGTCATCACTGCGCCGTGCATCTATGCCCACGTAGCCAAGCGATCCCTCGGGTGGGTTGCTTCAGCTTTGGGCAACCTGCAGTGCGGTGTGGCACCCGACTTGACGTGGCGGTGGAATCCCGAGACAGGGAGAAGCCGCGCAACATAAAGCCCTAGCGAGGAAACCAACGCTAAGGCTTTGTTTTACAACGATATCAATTGGTGCCCAAGGGGGGCAACCGTACTTGAGGCGTGGCAAGGGCTAGCGGCCGTCCTGGTGCAATTCTGGCACACCGCGCCCCGTTGGTCCCCGGCAGGGACTCAAATCCCCGCAGCGTCCACGTCGAGCGCGGCCGACGCCTTGCTGTACTCGCCGCCCTGCGGTGACTGGAAGTCCGCAACGGAACCGCTGGCGTTGCCGAGGAACGCGATCCAGGCGGTGAGCAGCGCCCGGCCATCGGCCTTGAGCTGGCCGTCGGGCAGGCCGTCGGCGAACGCCTTGAACGCCTCGACGCCCTTCCCTTGCGCCTCGGTCTTGCAGGCGACGAACTGCTTGGCGGCGTTTCCTGCAGCGTCACTGCGCATCGTGTAGTCGGGCGTCGCGCCGTAGTTGCGCCGGGCCTGCGCGTCGGCCATGCGCCCTAACTTCTGGTCGAGCTGGGCCAGCCGGTAGGCGCCGGCGCACGTCTGGTATGCCTGCGCGAGGGCGCCCTTGAACGTGCTGACGCGGGCGGCGTCGGCTGACTGGGCGCTGGCGGCCAGCGTGACCACGCAGAGTGCGGCGGCGGCAAGGATTCGGTGCATGGCGGTCCCTCCGTGACAGGTTCAGGGGGCATTGTACGCCTGGCCATCAGTAGTCGGTGACGTCCACGGCCAGCAGGCAGCTATTGTTCGGCGACGTTTCTGTGCCCGGCGAACTTGTGACGGTGTACTGCAAGCACACGCCAACCATGGTGACCGTCGTGCCGCTGATGCGCGCACCGAAGCGCAACACGTAGTACGCCCACGTCCCCGGGCCGGCGTTCTGCACGTCGGCGTAGAATCCGCCATGAATGACGCAGGCGCACGTCCTGCCGCTGGGCGTGCTGATCGTACTGCCCAGCGTAGGGGTGACGAGTTGGCCGACGACGCGCATCGGCTTCTGCAGTGCGTCGAACACCAGTTGCCCCGAATCGTTCCACACCTGCAAACCGTAGCTGGCGCCTGCCGCCGCTGGCTCGCCAAACACGTAGACGTCCACGGTTGTGCCGATCGGGCCTTGCACCGCGATCTGGAAATCATGCGTGCTTGGCGAGTTGTAATACACCGTCGCGCCATAGCTGCACCGCACCGCGATGACGGCATTTGCCACCGAGCCGTAATTCGCCACGCTCGTGAGCGACCCGGTAAACATGCCGCCGCCAAACGCCGACGTCGTGGTGAGCGTCGTCTTGTAGCGGAGAAAGAGATTGCGGTAGGTGCCGTCAATCTGAAAAACGCCGCCATCGGTCTTTGAATAGAACCCGGCCGGCATGTCAGTACACCCCGTAGAGAATTGTCACGGCGTCAGGCGCCAAGGAGCTGTCGGTTTTTGGCGCGTAGCCGATCCGATTATTTGCGGCGTCGATGGTGATGGTCGGGCAGTAGCTGCCAAGCACCGACGACGGGCTCGTGATCGTCCACCAGATGGTGCCGGTGGCGAAGTCGGCATTGGTGATATAGCCGCTCGCCGTCGCGCCGATGTTGGCCGATCCGAGGATGCGCGAAAGCCGTGTGGCGGTGCCGAACACCGTGTGCGACGACGCGTCGTAGACCTCCAGCCCGCTTGGCATCACCACACCCCCATGCGCACGCGCAGCACGTTGTTTGCGTCGTACACGCGCAAGTTGCCGCCGCTCCACTCCAGCCGCTGCCCGCTGCCCGTGGGCGACACGATGGCGAACTTGTCCGCGACGAACACAATGTCGCCCTGCGTGCCGTCATTGGTCTGCACTACGCCCGTGACGCGGCCGTTGACGTCAAGCATCATCGTCGCTTGTGCGTACGCGCCGCTCGGGCCGACATTGGCGGTGAGGGCTTGGGTGATCTTTGCCGCTTGTGCAACAGGCCCCGTGCCGAAGCGAGTTACAGTAACGTCATCTACTGACCACGTCCCGGCATTCGTCAGGCCGACAGCCTGGATGCCGACGCGCACTCCCTCTGTACCGGCTGGCAACTGGTAGTCGAACTCGTAATATCCGTACGCGCCCGTTCCGGTCTTTGGAGACGATGCCGATGTGGCGCCGTATGAAATTTGGGAACCCGCCGAATCGAAACATCGCACGGTGAATCGGACAGTCCCATTGGGCAATGATCCCGTGGGTCGGAACCACGCGCCAATTTTCAGCGTCTCGTTCCCGGCGAACCCATGCGAGATGGCCGTAGACTCCACGGCGACAGTCGCGCCACCGGCCCCACCAACCATCCGCATCGCACGCGATCCGGTGCGTGGCACGCCGTTCCACGTGACAGATGCAGGTTGCGCAATAGCCGCCCAGTCGATCATGGGGTCGCCCTCGAACGACGGGTCCGCAATAGGCACGAAACTCATGTCCACAATTGCACTCACGGCCGTGATGGCCGTGGCATTGGCCGCATCCCCCGAAATGCGCGCCGACTCCTCGTCGTCCACGCGGCCAGACAGCGCGCCGTCCGCCGCTTGCAGCCCGGTCAGCGTCTGCGCCAGCGTCTGGTCGCCGTCGATCTTGACCGTTGCGCTGTTGAGGTTGAACGCGCTCTTGTCGACGTTGTGCGCGCCCAGCAAGGCGACGTCCGACGCCACGGCGCTGATGTCGTCGCCTTGCTGACTCACGGTGGCGTTGGTCGCCATGAGCGCGCTGGCATCGGCCTTCCCGGCGATCGCTGCCGCGTTCTCCGCGATGCTCTGCGACTGGGCCTCGATGTCGTCCTCGGCCTGCGTGATCTTGTTGTTGTTGACCGCCACATTGGCCGCCGTGGCCGCCACGGCTTCGCCAAGTGACGCGTAATTGCCGATGTACTCCCACCACGCATCCGTGGCGCCGGCCGGCTCGTGGCCGGTGTTGTCGGCTTGCAGCGAGCGGTACAGCTTGCCGCCGTACTGCACCAGGTCGCCGTCCGGGTATGTCGTGTCCACGTCCCACACGTCGGCCTGCATGATGTCGCCGAGCTGGCCCTGGAGCACCTGCACCTGCGCCAGCGTGGCGTCCACATCGTCGCGCAGCTGGTCGGCTTGGTCTTGGATCGGCTGGAACAGGTCATCGACGTTGCCGCCCACGGCGGACGCGTAGGCCGACCACGACCCGACATTGCCCGATTTGTCCACGAGTCGCACCCAGCCATAGCGCTGCTGCTGCGGCAGCAGGCCGGTGAGCGTGTACGTCGAGCCGGGGTAGGCGATGGCAGCCTGCGACGCGCCCTCCTCCATGGCGGACGTCTCGCTGACCCACAACTCGGTGTAGCTGGTGTCCTCGATGTTGACGCCCACCGGCCACGTCCAGGCAAACGCGATTTCCAGCTGCCCTCCCACTGCGGTGAGCAGCGGCGGCGGCGGCGGCGCGGTTTTGCCCGTGACGATCGTAGGCATGCTCAGCGCAGGTGCGGCGGTCGCCAGCGGGCCGATGGCAGTCACGCGCGCAACGTACGTGCCGGCGTAGACGTTCTGCACATCCACTGACGTGCCCGTCACGACACCTACCTGAGCCCACTGCCCCGAGTCCTTCTGCCATTCGACTTTGTAGCTCACGGCGCCCGGCGCAGCGTCCCACGCCACTGTCATCACGTTGGTCGCAGCGCCCTGCGTCAGCACGACAGTAGCGCTGATCGTGACGTTCGTGGCCGGCGGCTGCGTGGTGCCCGGCAGCCGCGTGATTGGCGGCGGCTGAATAATGTTGCCCGTGTCGATGCGGCCAAACTTGGCCGGGTCGTGCTTGACTCCGCTGATCGTAAACGCGATTTCCGCGTCGCTGTCGTCCTCGACCACGCTCACGACGGTGAATATCTGGCTGGCGAGCGTCGCCGTCTCGACAAGCCACACCGACTGCCCGACCGGCACGCCGTCGAATGCGGCCGATACGGTGAGCACGTTGTCGGCAACGCCGCTGATCGTGCGCTGCTGGACTACGCCACTGGGCAGTACGACGGTGAGCTTGTCGCCCTCGGCCACGCTGTCGGGCACTTTGTCGAGCGTGACGGTGGTGACGGTGGCCGACTTGATGCGGCCGCCCTGGCGCGCACCGGCACGATCCGGGTCCTGTACCTTGATGATGTCGCCCGGCGCGGATTCCAGGCTGTCCAGGCCCACCCGGAACGTCACCGAGTCGGTTTCGCTCTGGCTGGAATCCACCGCCCACTTGCCCTCCCGCCGGGCTTGCCCCTGCGACGTGCAGCCGATGGCGACAAAGGATGTCTCGATCACGCCGTAACGCGCGATGGCCTCCTGGTCCTCGTAGTATTCGACCTCTTGCTGGTACTGATTCGCCGGGTTGTTCCACGTCACCTGTGCGCACGTGTAGCGCGTCTTGCGCGGCGTCGATTCGTAGGTGAAGTGCGGCGCGCCGTCCCCGCCGAGGGTATTGGCCTTGGTGTATACCGCCGCCACGTCGCGCGGCATGTCAGCGGCAGTGACGATCTGGCCGCCGCCCCAGTAGGCGAGGCCGTGAAAAATGCTCGTCAGGTCGCTCAGTACCTTGTAGGCGTCCTCCCGCGACTGCAGGTAGAGGTTGCAAGCGTACCGCGGCTCAGTGCCGCCCTTGCCGTCGTCCACCATTTCGTCGCAGTACCGCGCAATCGCGTAGAGCGCCCACTTGTCGGTGAGCGATGGGTCGGCGACGTTGCCCAGGCCGAACCGGTCGTTCGTGATGATGTCGTAGAGCACCCACGCCGGATTATCGGTCCACGCCGGTTTGAACGTGCCGTCCCACACACCGGTATATCCCCGCGTGACGGGGTCGTAGTTGGCCGGCACGCGAACGATGCGCCCCCAGCACTCGTAGGCGCGCGAGGGGATGCTGTTGAACTGCGTGGCGTCACCCCGGATACCGACATGCGCGTAGTTGGGGTAGCGCAGCTTCACGTCGATGATCTGCGTGAAGCTGTAAACCCTCGTGGTGTCCGCGACGGTCGAACTGTTCGCGTTGGGCGTCAGGCGCCGCACACGCACGACCCAGCCCGAGCCGGCGGCCTTCGGCAAGTCAACCCGGTGGCTGCGCTGGTAGGTCGAGGTCGTCTTGCCGCTGAACGCTGAGGTGAGCACCGTCTGGAACGCGCCGCCATCTGTCGCCACGTCGATCGCGTAGCTGACGGCGTGTCCCGTCGTGTCGCCGTTAGACGTGTTGGTGCGCATCAGCCCGTCCACTTCGAGCGTGATGCGCACCGCTGACAGACTCAGGTTTTCCAGCGCCTGCGTCCAGGGCGCGCCGGCACGCAGTTCAGTGGCCACGCCGGTGTCACTCTCAACGCTGGAGAAACCCGGGATGTACTCCTGATCCTGCGTGCCAGCACGGAAATCGACGGTGACACCGGAGAAGTTATGCGTGCCGTCCGCGTTAACGACCGGCGTGCCGTTCAGGAACACTGATTGCAGGCCGTTGACCAGTCCGACAATCTCGCCCTCGGCAAGGCCGTCGTCGATGCGAAAGTAAGAGTTGGACCGCAGGCTGTCCGGCGCCTCAACCGGCGTGTGCTGCGAGCCGCCGCCCTTGGACCCGCAAAAGCCGTCAGCCATTACGCTAGCACCTCGTAGGGGTTGAGCTTCGTGCCAGCGCCTGGCGTGCCCGGCGTGACGGTGTTCGTCGCGGCCGAGTAGTCCTCGGCTTCCGAGCCGGCACTGAGCACCGCCGACCCGATGAGCATGCGCCCGTAGAGCAGCTGCTTCGGATTGCCCTGCGCGGTGGTATTAACCGGGCCGTTGAACACGTAGCTGGCCTGGTTGTTGGCGCTGTCAGCGTTCTTGCCAAGCTTGGCCACGGGGGAGAGCATCTGCACGATGCCGCCCGCGATCATGCCGATACCCGCCGACATGAGAGCGGGCGCTGCCGCCTGAAAGCCCGGTACGAAAGATAGGGCGATCAGGACAACGCCGACGATGACGCTCAGCACACCGGCTTTCTTCGACCCTGCCGGAATCGGCGTCAGCCGCACGACACCGCCAGCCGGCTCGCGAAGCTTGCCCGCCGCGATGTTCTCGTTGTCCGTGCCACGGAACACGGCAAACACGAGGCCAGCTTCACGGGCGTTGGCAAGAAACTGCCGGAAGCCGGGGATGACGGCGCACGCCGCACGCATCGCCTCGGCGGTGGTCTGCGTGCTCAGCTCGAAACGGTGCTTGCGGCCGAACCGCTTGCCGAGCACGCCGTCCAGCTGCAGGGTGGTGGTAGGGGCGCTCATAGTGCGCGACTCCGGTGGCGCCAGACGGAAACGGTGTTGTGTTGCCAGTAGCCGCCAAATAGCTCGACGCGGCTCAGCCGGCCGTACATGTGGTGCAACATCTTGCCGTCGCCGACGTAGACGGCTGCGTGGTTGGGCACCTGGTTTCGTGATCGAATCTGCATGAGGATCAGGTCGCCCGGTATCATGTCGGCCCAGTCGGCTACGCGGTGAGTGAAGCCCGCCGCCGCCAAGTTGTTGCGGTAAAGATCGCTCGTCCCGTCGTCCCACCACTCGTCTGCGCGGGGCGGATCAGGCATGTCAGTGAGATTTTGTTCGTGAACATACCAGTCGCGACAGAGGCTCCAACAGTCCTGAATTCCGTGCACGAACGGGCGGCCGACGTAAGGCACCGGCTCCGGCGTAATCACGCGCCAGTCGGACACCTCGCGGCCGTGCACCAGGCCCACGATCGTCCACGGCACCTCGGAGAGCCGGCACTGCACAACGTCGCGCGGACTCGGCTCGCTGGTGGCGTCCGGGTGCGAGTGGACGATGCCGACCACCTCGCCCTCGTCATGCACGCAGCGCATATCGGCGTCGGCGATAGCGAAATGATCCTCGGGCTTCTCGGCGACGTTGCGGCACGGGCGATACCAGCGCCGGCCGTCGCGTTCAAGCAACACGCCGCAACACTCGCGCGGGTACTCGGCGAGGGCGTGCTCGACAATGGCGGGATCGAGGTCGGTCATTTGATGAGCGTCGCACCTGGCGCGCCACCGAAGGGGAGTTCTGCGTCGGCGCCGAATCGCAGCTTGCAGCTCGATAGCCGGCCGCCGCATCGATCGAGCGCAAGGTTCGTTGTCGGCGTGTCGTCCAGCTGCGCCACGGCCGGCCCGGTGTAGCCGCAGTAAGGGCCGCGGTAGCCGCCACGCAGCAGCCAGCCGCAGGTATTGGCGATGATTGTCTGGCCGGGCAGTTGGGCGGTCTGGAAGTCCAAGGCGCTCGACAGCTCGAACGTCACCGAGACGTTCGTCTCGGCCGAGCGGCGTTCAATGATCCACATGTCCGGCGTCGCTTCCTGGGCGGGGTCGGCGGTAGGCTGGCCGTCCAGGTATTTCGCGAGCGTGCGGTGGCGGATCAGCTTTGCGCCCACCAGGTCTTGGTAGATGAGGCACAACGCGGTGATCCGCCCGTCCACGTTGGCCACGCTGAGCTTTGGCGTCGGCGGCTGGCCGCCCGTCACCTCGAAGCCGGTCGCGGTGATGCCCCACGGCTCGTAGGCGGTGCCCTGCCACGTGATCGTGCCGGCCATCTGGTAGCCGTGGAAGTAGAGCTTGCCGGCGCCCAGCGCGGACATGTCCAGCTCCCACAGCACGACCCACGCGCCGGGGGAGAGGGTTTGGAGGTCTGCGGTCAGCGTCACGGCACGAAATACTCGTCGAAGGTGCACTGCAGCTGGTACACGTCCTCGCCCTTCGAGGCGTCGCCGCCCTGGGGCGTGAGCACGTAGCCGGCGCACGTGTAGAGACCCCGCACGCCGAGCGGCGGGGTCCAGTAGAACGGGACGTAGCCGGGGTGCGCGCGAAGGAAGGCAAGGATCGGCGCGACCTTGGCGTTGTACCCGAGGAAGGTCAGCGGCCAGCTCTGCGATTCGGTGTTGAGGCCATCGGCTACCACCTGCTTGTACCCGTCGCCAAACTGATTGGAACGCACGCGGAACGTGCCGGCGCCGGCAGGCCCGACCAGCGGCGGCCAGTTGAACGTGTCGGTCATGCCGTCACCCGTCGGAAGTTGTTGTAGATGAAGCCGCCGGGCTGCGACATGCGCAGCACCTCGGATTGCACGACGGCCTTGAGCTGCTTCATGACGGCCGAGCCGGCCGCGTTCTTGGCGTCGTCGGTCATGGAGCTGGTCGCGCCACCGTCCGAGGCGATGTTGATCACGCTGGAATAGTTGAGCGTGACCGGGCCGCCTGCGCCGCCGCCGGCCGACTCCGACCCGTTGCTGACCATGCCGCCGCGTGCGCCGGTCATCAGGTAGGTCTTGCCGCCTTCCGAATACAGCTCCGGGTGGCCGTTCTCGGCGACCCGGTAGAGCGAGTTCGGCGACGTCGGGCCGCCGCTGGCACGGCCGCCTACCTGCGACACAAAGTTGATCGACCCCCCGGACGAATCCGTGCCGACGCTGCCGAACGTGTTGGAGCCGCCCGCGCCATACGACCCCGCGACCGCGCCCACGATGGCCTGCAGCGCCTGGCTGGCGGCGACGCGCATTGCGATGCGCGCCAGGTCGGACAGCACCGATACCGCAAACGACCGGAAGTTGAGCTTGCCTGTCGTGACGAAACTGACCAGCGAATCCTCCATCGCGCTGAACGCACTGGCGGTGGCTTCTTTCACCGAGCCGGCGACGTTGATCGCCTTGTCGTTGTAGTCCTCCAGCGCCGCCGAGACGCCAAGCATCCAGTCGCCCTGCTCGCGCGCCAAATCCGCGTAATACTGGCGCTGAGCCGCGGTGGCCTGCGCCTGCGCCAGTATGATCTTGCCGAGCGCGGCGGCGTGGTCCTCGTCGAGCACCGACTGCACCTGCGCGAGGCTGCCGGTCACCGTCGCGGTCGCGACTTTCTGCTGGTAGTCCTTGTCCTCGGCGTCACGCATCTTGGCGTAGGCGTCTGCCAGCGCTTCGAGCGCCTGCTGCTGGCTGTTCCACACGTCACCATGCCCGATGCCTTCAAGCGACCGAGCGTTCGTCTGAGCCCGCCGCCGAGCCTCCTCGCCCAGCTCGCGCTGCAGGTCCGCCAGACGCTTCGCCCCCGTGACCGCAGCCTGCTGCACGGCGACTTCGTCGGTCAGCACCACGATACGACGCTGCCGGGCCAGCGCGTCGGCCTGCTGCGCCGCGCTCAGCTTGCGGAACTCGCTGCTGCCGCCGGCCAACATCTCGTTGAGCGTGCGCTGTGCCGAACTGAACTTGGCCGTGCCGGCGAGCTGCTCCTGCAACCCCTGCAGCTGCCCGTTCTGGCTGTGGGTGAGGTCGGCGTTCGCTTCGGCCTGCGCCCTGGCAGCTGCTGCCGCTTCCGTCGCTGCTTTCTTCGCCGCGTCCGCCGCGTCTTTCTGGCGTGCCGCCGCCAATGCCGGCTGAGCCTCGGCCGTCGCATCGGCGATCTGCTTCGCGGTGTCCGCCGCGGTGAGGCCGCTTTTCT